GACTGCTGGAGCAATCCATAGAACAGCACAAGACTTGGACACTGCAACAGGCTTGGGAAGGTTACGTTGAATACAGGCTAGCCAAGACTGTAGCCACTCAGACCGTCAACGCTCAGAAATTTGCTTGGTACGGTAAGGTATTGCTTGAGTTCTTTGGCCCTAACTTATCGCTGGATGAAATCACACAGCAAAAAACTGTTAGTCTTTATGATGAACTAACCCTCAACAGGAAGTATTCCGCCAGTGCTACCAACTATTTTGGTTCGCTGTTTTACCAGATGCAGCTGTTCGCCTTCGAGCGAGGCAGAAAGCTGACTGCACCACACAGAATGAAAAGCAGAAAGCTAACCAAAGGTCGCATCAGGTTCCTGACTTCTGAGGAAGAGCTCCAGTGCATCAACTGGTACACCTCGACGGGTCGTGATGCACAGCTGGATCTGTTTCTATTCTATACGGATACAGGGCTGCGTAAGTCTGAGGCTTTCAGATTAAAGTTCCGCGATGTTGATATGAAGACAGGTCGCATCACAGTCTGGCAGAGTAAGACCAATCAGCCTCGCTCAGTGAAAATGACGACACGCCTCAAGCGCATAATGATTAAGCTGTATGCAGTCCGTAAGTCTGATGATGAGCTAGTCTTTAGTAATGTCGCAGAGCGTAGGTTCTATCGTGATTGGATAGAGATGCGGGATGCTATAGGTTTGGGGGATGACCAACAGTTCGTGATACACATGCTGCGACATACCTGTTGCACCCGACTTCTGGCTGCAGGTGTAGACATTAGAACCACCATGGCATGGATGGGTCACGCCTCAATTGAAATGACCCAAAGGTATGCTCACTTCATCCCTCAGAATATGGATAACGCAGCTGATAAACTTGATGCGTTGACACCCGAAACTGTTACCACTACCACTAACGTTATGAACTTGTTCTAGGTGGTGTATTTGTGGTGCATATCTGGTGTAGACGTACACCAATATTCACACTTTCCTGTTTGTTTACAGGAGCTTAGGTAAGTGGTAGCAGTAGCCTATACTCTTACCCACACAAATCATATCAAATCGGTAACGATTAGACCCGCTGGATACTTATTTTTTAAGGCCATATCCGGCGGGTCTTTTCATTTAAATAAATCTAACCCGTATGGTATATTTCTTATGCCCTCTGCACCAATTCACTCAGTAACCTTTTGCACCAGTGTGTCGATTAGGTTGCACCAACGTTCAACCCTTAAATTTATAGGAAAAACAGAATGACAAACGATCTGTACCTAACGCAAGAAGCTCTTGAAAAAGAGGCACGCTCACTGACGCTCCAACGATTCGAAAGTGCTATGACTGACAAGGTTCAAAGCAGCGAAGAGAGTGCTACATATTATGGAACGCCGCTTATGAAACGAGCTATCGAACCGATGGTTGATAGAATTAATGAAGTCCTAGCAGAAAGCAGGTCGGGTAAAGCTGGCCCGAAAAGAGGCGCAGTTGTTTACCTCGAAATGTTTGAGCCTAACGTCGTGGCCTTTTTCACTGCAAAGACAATCCTAGATAAGCTATCATCACGGACCAATAAAATTCAGACAGTAGCCAATTGGATCGGCAAGGCACTTGAGGATGAGCTAAGGTATACAGCTTTTGAAAAGCAACACCCTTGGCTATTTGTTAAGCTTCTCAATGAGATTGATACCACTAGGAAACGGAAACGTCAGAACCTAGTCGGTGCATACAATCGTTACTGTGACAAATGGGTGTCTTGGGGTGACGATCAGAGAGTCCATCTTGGTATGCTGCTGATTGAAATCTTTATGAGTTGCACGGGTTTCGTTGAGATACACAGCAAACGTGTGGACAAAAAGAAAACTATTAAGAACCTCGTACCATCACAATCTGTAATTAATTTCATCGAAAAAAATAGAGATGCTGCATCAATGCTGAACCCAATATATCTACCAATGGTGGTGCCACCTGTTGATTGGAGTGGACCTCGCGGTGGTGGTTATCTAACGCACCATGTGAAACCTCTTACATTCATAAAGACTGGGAACAGAAACTACCTCGAAGAGCTTGAAGAAATGTCTGAGCAAATGGCTCCAGTTTATGAGGCTATCAACCACATTCAACGTACCCCTTGGCAAGTAAATCTTTTCGTGTTGAGTACATTTCAAACTGTACATGATATGGGGTTGCCAGTGGGTGGCCTTCCACCTGCAGAAGATACACCCATTCCACCAGCACCTCTCACTGCAGATCAGGATAGCGCGAAGCTGTCTGACGCTGACAAAATAAAGTTCAAGGCTTGGAAGGGTAAGGTCACACAAATCTATGAAGACAACGTGCGGCTGCGCTCGAAGCGGCTGATGGCTGAAAAGATACGAAAAATTTCTGAGAAGTTTTCTGTATATAGTGCCATCTACATGCCTCACACATTGGACTTTCGAGGAAGAGCATATCCCTCACCCATGTATCTAAACCCACAAGGTAACAGCCTAGCTAAGGGCCTCTTACGGTTCGCTGATGGCAAGCCGCTGGGTACTAACGAGGCCGCTTGCGAGTTGGCTATCCACGGGGCTAACTGCTATGGCTATGACAAGGCATCGATGCAAGAGCGTGTTGATTGGGTTGTTGAGAACGAAGAGCGTATCCTACAGGCTGGTAGCTCACCTATGGATGACTTGTGGTGGGCTAAAGAAGCTGATGATGCTTGGTCTTTTCTTGCATTCTGTGAGGAGTGGGTAGGCTATTGCGAGAATGGCTATGACCATGTGTCATACATTGCAGTAGCTAAGGATGGTAGCTGCAGTGGCTTGCAGCATTTCTCAGCGCAACTTGCAGACCCTGTCGGTGGTGCAGCTGTTAACCTAATACCAGCTGACCGCCCCGCTGATATTTACCAAGCTGTAATTGATAAGGTCATTGTTAAAGTTCAAGCTGATCTAACCCGAAACGATTTGAAAGAAATGGCTAAGGGTTGGCTTGATTATGGGATGACCCGTAAAACAGCAAAGCGCTGTACTATGACACGGGTGTATGGCTCGACGTTGTACTCAGCGAGGGCATTCGTACAGGAGTACATCACTGAGACAGATGAGAAGCGCAAACAGGAAGACCCTGCTTATGTCAGCCCACTGTACGAGCGTGAGTTTCAAGCAGCTATCTACCTAGCCAAGCACGTCTGGGATTCAATCAACGAGACAGTGATAGCTGCGAAGGATGGAATGGATTGGCTCCAGCAATGCGCCCGTGAACTTGCGTCTGAAAACCTACCAATCATTTGGACAACTGTTGATGGCTTGCCTGTTATGCAGAACTACCCTGACATGGCAAAGCGTAGGCTCAAGACAAAGTTCGGAGACAAGCTGGTCTACCTGACAGTCCAAGAGGCAATCAAGAACAAGCTGGACCGCCGCCGTGCGTCAAACGGTTGCTCTCCAAATTGGGTTCACTCAAATGATGGGTGCCATTTGCGTATGACTGTTAACCTAGCTTACGATAATGGTGTTACTCATTTCGCGATGGTGCACGATAGCTTCGGGTGTCATGCGTCAGATGTTGAGATGCTTGGCGCTTGCTTGCGGGAAACCTTCATCGAACTCTACCATGAGAACAATCCCTTTGAACGTTTCAAGGCTGAGGGTGAAGCCCTGCTAGGCCGTGAGCTACCACCCTGCCCTGAGAAGGGAAACTTGGATGTCACTGAAGTCAGGCATAGCGAGTTCTTCTTCGCATAATCTAACCCGAAACGAATAGGTTGCACCTACAGTTCCCCCAACCCCCGTGAGGTACAAATGGAACAACAAACTAAAACTGAAACCCTAATCGAAACTGCAAATTATCTGCAGCGTTACGGACAACCCGTGCCTGTAGATATCTTAGCCCGACTACTGGAACGCGGCGTCGATATAGACCGATGGAAATAGGAGAGACCATGACCATTGTAACACCTAAAGGCACCGCCGTTTGGCCTAAGCTGAACACGCCTGACACTAAATTTAATGCGGATGGTGAGTACACCGTCAAGCTGAAGCTGTCTGTTGAAGACAGTCAGTCTTTGATTAAGCAATTAGAGGCAGAGCGTAACACATACAAATCTCATGCTATTAAGAAAGAGCCTAAAGTAAAACAGTATGCAGATGCTCCACTTTATGAGGAAGAGACTGACGATCAGGGTGACCTGACAGGCTTCAACATCTTTAAGTTCAAACAGAAGGCCAGCATCACCCTGCGTGATGGTAGCTCACGCTCAATGTCCGTTGCCCTGTTCGATAGCAACAAGACCCCTACCAAAGCTGAAGTAACAGGCGGCTCCACAATCAAGGTAGCATTCAAAGCTATCGGCTATGCTATGCCTAGCACCCGAATGGTTGGCCTATCCCTGCGACCATCTGCAGTACAAATAATTCAGTTAGCACAATCTGCATCAGCTGTAGAGGCTGTAGATATGTTCGACAAAGAGGATGGCTTTGTGGCTAACAACTTTGAGAATGTAGAAAAAGAAGTAGAAGCAGAAGCAGTTGATGCCAGCGACTTCTAAGGTCAGGGCGGCAGCTTTGAAACACGGTTGGCGGTCAGGCTTAGAGGAGAGCCTCGCCGCTGACCTTCGCTCAAAGGGTATCACGTTTGAATACGAACAACACAAGATCGAATACACTGTGCCTCAAAGACAGGCAAAATACACACCAGATTTCTACATCAAGACACGTTCTGGTAAGTTAATCATCATTGAAAGTAAGGGTAGATTTGTAACTGCCAATCGGCAGATGCACCTACTCGTCAAACAACAATACCCAGAACTTGATCTGCGGTTTGTATTCTCAAACCCTAAACAAAAAATCTCAAAACAATCAAAGACAAGCTACGCAATGTGGTGTCAGAAGCATTGCTTCCTCTACGCGGCTAAGTTTGTCCCACAGGAATGGTTAAATGAATAACACTATAAAACAAATCGTAGTTCATTGCTCATACACCCCACCTCAGATGGACATTGGCGTAAAAGATATTGACCGATGGCACCGTGAGAAAGGGTGGCTAATGGTAGGATATCATGCAGTTATCACACGATCAGGAGAGGTCCAGATGGGCCGACCACTGCACAAGACAGGCGCTCATGTTCGATCAATCAACAAGACCTCACGAGGTATCTGTCTGATTGGTGGTATGACTAAGGACAAATCTGGTCCAGAGGTTAACTACACAGACGAACAGTTTGAATCGCTGCGGAAGCTAATTGACGATTGGAGAAAGAATAAATTTCCAAACGCCTTGGTGTCAGGCCACGTTGACTGGGATAGGGGTAAGACCTGCCCAAATTTTGATGCGGCACACTGGTACGAAGAGGATGAGGTCATAAGCAATTTAGATTAGGTTGCACCAACACTATCTCCCTTAACTGGCTCACCTTTTGGTGGGCCTTTTTCTTTTAAGAACCCTAACAACTAGGAGACATCATGTCACAAGGTACGAAAGTAAAAGAACACCTCAAACGATATGGCTCAATCAGTGCCCTTGAGGCTCAGAGTAACTACCAAATCTGGCGGTTAGCTGCAGTCATTAATCGTCTGAAAAATTCTGGTCTATCAATCAAGACCACAATCAAGACAGCGCCGAATGGAGCTAAATATGCAGAGTACAGATACAACACTGCTGCATAAAACATCCTGCGAATGCGGATCATCCGATGCACGGGCGGTCTATTCCGATGGCAGTTCTTACTGCTTTTCTTGTGAAAAATATTTCAAGGGTGACAGCATGGACGTACAGTATACAGCACCGCCTAAGGCTGCAGGTCTCATCGATATTGGTGAGGTACAGGCACTAGGTAAGAGGCGCATCACAGAGGATACGTGTCGCAAGTTTGGCTACACAGTTTCTGAAATGAATGGTCAAAAGGTGCAAGTTGCAAATTACAGAAATCGAGAAGGCAAGGTAGTAGCGCAGAAGATACGCACAGCCGATAAGACCTTCAAGTTTCTGGGAGATGCAAAGC